GCAGCAGATGCCGAGATTGGATCTGTTGGTGATCGATGAATCGCATCACGCGATGGCACCGACCTACCGGCGGATTATCGACCCCCTTCGGGATCGCAATCCCGAGGCACGCATTTTCGGTGTCACCGCCACCCCGAATCGGGGTGATGGTGCCGGGCTGCGACCGGTGTTTTCCAATGTGGCCGATCAGATCACCCTGGGCGAGTTGATCGCCTCGGGGCACCTGGTGCGGCCACGCACCTTCGTCATTGATCTCGGCAAGCAGCATGAACTGCAGTCGGTGCGGCAAACCGCGTCCGATTTTGACATGACGGCTGTCGCGGCCATTCTCAATACGTCTCCCATCAACCAGGAAGTAGTCCGGCACTGGCAGGAAAAAGCCGAGGGTCGAAAAACTATCGTCTTCTGCTCAACGGTGGCGCACGCCACTGACGTGTGTCAGGCCTTTATTGAGGGAGGCATAGCTGCGGTACTTATTCACGGGGAGTTGTCCGACGGGGAACGCAAATCCCGGTTGCGCGAGTACGAGCAGGGCAACGTTCAGGTGGTGGTCAATGTCGCGGTCCTGACCGAGGGCTATGACCATCCGCCGACCAGCTGCGTGATCCTCCTACGTCCGAGTTCTCATGCGTCTACCTTCGTTCAGATGGTCGGGAGGGGCCTCCGTGTCGTGGATCCTGAAGAACACCCTGGGCTCATCAAGGAAGACTGCCTGATCCTCGATTTTGGTACGGCATCCCTGATGCACGGCACCCTGGAACAGTCTGTCCAGTTGGATGGGAGGTGCTTCCAGTGCGAAGCTCCACAAAAGGAGTGTCCACAGTGTGAGGGAAGTGTTCCCCTCGGGACCCGCGAATGTCCGCTCTGTGGCTTCGTCTGGGACAAGCTCATCAGTGACGATCCTCTCCCACTGGGCGATTTCGTGATGTCCGAGATCGACCTCCTTAAAAAGTCGTCCTTTCTCTGGTGCGACCTGTTCGGCGACGAAGGCTCGCTGATGGCCACGGGCTTCAACGCCTGGGCCGGGGTGTTCTATCTCGACGGGCACTGGCATGCGGTAGGGGGCGGCAAAACGTTGCCCACCCGGCGTCTGGCCATTGGTGAGCGCATGGTCTGTCTGGCCCAGGCCGATGACTTTCTCAACACCCACGAAAGCGAAGATGCCGCGCACAAGACCCGGGCCTGGCTCAACCAGCCCGCCACCGAACAGCAGCTCCGCTATCTGCCACCAGAAGCGCGCCAGGATTTTGGGCTGACACGGTATCGCGCGTCGAGTCTGTTGTCCTTCCGCTTCAACCAACCGGCGATTCGCCAGGCGGTGGGACTATGAGTTATCCCCGCTGTTTTCGCTCCCAGAAAGCTTACGACGCCTGGGCCTTCTATGCCGATCGCAGTCAGGTCTCCCCGAACTGGCCCTGTATCGACTGTAGCGAGGCCTATCAGTCGCGCATGGTTGCAGCCAGGCGTTGTCAGCATCCCGAAGCCATTCCAGGAAAGCCACGTCCATGCCCTGTGCCATCTGCCGAAGAGCTGCCCGAGGATTCCTCTGGCAAGCCGCTGCTGGCCGAGGACAGTCACGCCCCGTGCGGCGTTTCTGCTCTCGACGATGCCAGCTTATTCATGACCACCACGTTCAACTGCAAGCCCAACGCGCCCGCTGGGGCGAGGAGTTGCTCATGATTGATGCGACCGTGACTGAACGCGCCGCCATGGCCGCCGCACTTCATCCCCTCGGGGAGTTTGTTGCCGAAGTGGGGCTGGAAAAGCCCCTGGCAGATTACACCCGTGACCAGATCCTGACCCTGGTGGAGGTGGTGGTGGATGCCTATCACGAGCACTTGGTCGAGGCCGCAGAGCGTGAGGCCACCCTCGAGGCCGAGCGACTGCAACGCCTGGAGCAACGCCCAATCTCCCCCACCAACAGAGGAGTGACATTCTGATGCTGAACTATAACCACGAACCTGACGCTCAGGAGCGCTTCAGCGCCCTGATCGATCAGGCCCTGCAAACCGCCGAGCAACAAACGCCGAAGCGCCAGTATCTCGGGGCCTCGCGATTGGGCGTCGCCTGTTCTCGGGCGCTGCAATACGAGTATGCCCAGGCGCCCGTGGATCCGGGACGGGAATTCCCTGGCCAACTGCTGCGCGTCTTTCGCCGCGGGCATGTCATGGAAGACGCCATGATCGACTGGCTGCGCTTGGCCGGCTTCGACCTGCGTACCGAGAAAGCCAATGGCGGCCAGTTCGGCTTTTCCCTCCTGGACGGCAAGCTACAGGGCCATATCGACGGTGTCATTGTTGCCGGTCCCGACAGCTATGCCTATCCCTGTCTGTGGGAGAACAAGTGCCTGAACAGCAAGTCCTGGCGGGATCTCGAGAAGCACGGTCTGGCCGTTTCCAAACCCGTCTATGCCGCACAGGTCGCCATTTACCAGGCCTATCTGCAACTGCATGAGCACCCGGCGCTGTTCACCGCCATCAATGCCGACAGCATGGCGATTTACGCCGAGTGGGTGCCGTTCGACGGGGCTCTAGCCCAGCGACTCTCTGACAGAGCCGTGAACATCATTGCCGCCACAGATGCCGGGGAGTTACTGCCGCGCGGCTTCACTGATGCGACTCACTTCGAGTGCCGGTTCTGCGGCTGGCAGGACCGTTGCTGGGAGGTGGGCGCATGAAACGATCCATCCAACCCTTGGCGACCGACGAAGCCATGGTCAGTCCACGTCAGGCGGCGGAGCTACTGCCGTTGCCGCGCTACTGGTTTACCAGCCCACAGCTGCGTGCCCGGTATCGCATGCCGCACTACCCGTACAGCGTGACATCGAAATTGATCCAGAGGATCTGTTTAACAAGGCAGATTCCAACCTGGAGGATGGTATTGCCCAAGCCTTCGCTAGCCATTACGGCCAAGATTGGCGCTACTGCGCGGAGTGGGGTAAGTGGTTGGTGTGGACCGGCGTTCGCTGGAATCCTGACCGTGTCCTGTATGTGCAGGAATTGGTTCGGATGATTTGTCGTGCCGCCTATGAGCGAACCACGGTAGAAAAAAACCGGGTGCGCCTGAGCCGTCATAACACCATCGCCAGCGTCGAGAAGATATTGCGCATGGACGGGAAACTCACGTCCACATCCGAGGAATGGGATGCCGACCTATGGGCACTCAATACCCCCGGTGGCGTCGTGGATCTTCGCTCGGGCGCGCTTATGCCTCACCGACGGGGGATGAAAATGACCAAGGTGGCAACCGCCACCCCCCGCGGGTCCAGCCCCGCCTGGCTGCGATTCCTGGAACAGGTCACCGGCGGCAAGGCCGAGTTGATGAATTACCTGCAGCGCATGGTCGGTTACTGCCTGACCGGCTCAACCCGGGAGCATGCGTTGTTCTTCCTCTACGGCACCGGCGCCAACGGCAAGTCGGTGTTCTTGAATACCCTTGCCACCATCCTTGGCGACTACGCCACCAATGCTCCCATGGACACGTTCATGGACACACGCTCCGAGCGGCATCCCACTGACCTCGCCGGATTGCGGGGCGCCAGGCTGGTGTCAGCTCTTGAAACCGAGCAAGGCCGGCGCTGGAACGAGGCCAAGGTCAAGGCCATCACCGGCGGCGACACGATCTCAGCACGCTTCATGCGCCAGGACTTTTTCCAGTACCAACCGCACTTCAAGCTGGTCATTGCCGGCAATCACAAGCCCTCGATCCGCAATATCGATGAAGCCATGAAGCGTCGACTGCATATGGTGCCATTCACGGTGACGATCCCTGAACGGCAGCGTGATCACATGCGTTACCTCCGGTTCAAGCGCTGGCTGACGGAAATCAAGCAGACCACCGATGGCTTGGATGCCGTGTACTTCGAGGAAGTCCGTCGACACGCCGGCGTCGATGCCGCGCATGCCTATGGCGGGTTCATGGCTCATCTCACCGCCTGGTGTGAACACCACCAGATTCCGTATCAGGGTGTGCCCGTCGGGACCATCAAGAAACATGCGACCGGCAAAGGGAATGCGGGCAAGGCCGACATGATCGCGGCTATGCGCGCCAGGGGCTTTAACCCCGCCGACGACAACGAAGCCGATGCGTTGGCCCTGTTGGGTTGGGCGCTAAATCAACACAGGGAGGAGAACTGAGATGCATATTCCAGAACAACGGTATCGGTGCCCCCTGGGACGGTTTCAACCGAAAACGACGGATCTTGAGGTCGTGAAACGCATCGGCTGGCGGATGTCCAGGCGTTGAAGCAGCAACTGCAACAGGCCGAGCAGAACTGATGGTGCTCGGTACCACCATCAACATGTTCGAGGCGCCCTCCATTTACGACGTTAACCAGACCCTGCTGGAACGGCTCAAGCAATGTGCCGCCGCCGTGATTCCGCTGATCGAACAGTTCCAGCAGAAGCACGGCCACGAAGAGAGGACGGTGAATCCAGTCTGATGAGCGAAACCGCATCTTTGCTAAATATTGAGTATCGGCCAATTGGCCGCTTGATCCCTTACATCCGCAACCCGCGCACTCACGACGATGCCCAGGTCGCGCAGATCGCGGCCAGCATCGTCGAGTTTGGCTGGACCAATCCGGTCCTGGTCGATGGGGACAACGGGGTAATTGCCGGGCATGGTCGTCTGGCGGCCGCACGCCGACTCGGCCTCTCCGAGGTGCCGGTAATTGAACTGGGGCACCTGACGCCCAACCAGAAGCGCGCCTACATCATCGCCGATAACAAGCTGGCCCTGGCTGCTGGTTGGGACGAGGAACTGCTGCACCTGGAATTGGGTGACCTGGCGTCGAATGGTTATGACCTGACACTGACC